TCACAAGATATTTTTCGATTTCTAGATGAAGGACAAAGGTTGGTAGAGGTGGAAGGTGGTAGAGCGCAAAATGAATCAACTAGCATTGTATTACAATCAGTAGTTGAAAGAGCTGTACTAGAAATAATAAAGATAGGCGAGACAAAAGGGTACTGGGAGATTAGAGATGAAGAAGTTAATTAGTTTATTATTAGTTTGCTGTATTGCAATAGCAGATGATAACGAAATTTATGTGGATCAAGCTGGAACATCCTCATCAATTGATTTGGAGCAATTAGGTTCTGGAAACATTATAGGTGGATTATTATCTGCACATGGATCTATGACACCATTTGATCTCGATGGCAATTCGATGACATTAGATGTAAATTTAATTGGTAACAATAACAAGATGTTAGGCGACATAAACTCAGATACATTCACAGGTCTGTTTGACTTCGATGGTGATACCAACTCATATACCATTCAAGTAGATCCTACAAACACCTATTCAGCCGATAACGCAAACGTGAATGTGAACGTGGATGGATCAACAAATGCCATGACATTAGATTTAGCTACTTCTTCCTTGGCTTCTGGTGCAGATGTAGACACAATAGTTCAAGGAAATAGTAATACAGTGAATATTGACTTAGATGTAGATTCAGCAGTAAATTATATGGATATAGACGGAGACAGTAATACAGTAAACTACGATGGGAACGGCTATGCTGGAGCATATTTCAAACTCGAACATGATGGCTCATCGAGAGCCTTTGAAGTTGATCAACAATCTACTTTGGATAATGATTGGCTGCGTGTTATTTCAAACGGAAGCAACGGCACAGTTTGCATCAACCAGTCGGACCAAGGAACCTCAACCTCTTGCTAAAGATATTGGCTCAATCTCTGAGCTAAATGGTGTAACCAGAGTTGTTCGAGAGAAACCTTTAAAAAGTGAGGTAGGCTTCTCACTAGATTCTATGGATAAGCTGGAAACAGCTGCTGGTCGCATGGGTGTTACTTTTCGTGATGAAACAACTATTAGGTTGACCGAGAATAGCACTGTGATTGTTGACTCCTTTATATTTGATCCAAATCCATCTAACTCCAGTATGGCTTTAAACTTTGTAAAAGGAACCGGTAGGTTTATCAGTTCAAAGTCAAAAAGAATAAAAAAAGAAAACATTAAGATACGAGCTGGCAATAGTGCAGTTGTAGGGATTAGGGGCACGGATCTCACGCTAACAGTAAAAGATACTGGGGAGGTTCTCGTTATTCTGCTGCCTAATGAATTTGGAGAAAGTTCAGGTGAGATAGTCGTTACAACTGCTTTGGGAAGTGTGGTTTTGAATAAACCATATCAGGCTACAACTGTGTATAACTTGGAATCAGTGCCATCAAATCCAGTAATACTAGATCTTACTTTAGATCAAATAGATAACTATTTAATTGTTTCTCCACCAGAAGAAAAACGACTAGAGACAAATGAATCAAGCGCAACTGCATCATCATCTATATTGGACACAGATTTTCTCGAATTTGACGATTTAGATGCTGATGTGCTAGATGCAGAATCAGAGCTAGAATACACAGAGCTTGATATAGATTACCTCGCAACTAATTTTTTGGAAGATTTGCTTGATGTGATACAAGAGGTAGATGAATTGAGCAAAGCATCAGGAGCATTGGCAAAACAAGGCTTGGAAGGTACAAGTATTGGTTATGATTCTGACACACAAATATCCAGTTTTGTGACTGATTCAGAAGTGAAATTAATACGCGAAGTAGAAGGTAAATTACAAATACAGGTTTCTAAAGACAGCAGTACAGCAATTAGCATAGATCAAGAAGGAAAAGTAAATCAAGTCAGAGTGAATGGTGGCACTCAATCTAATATAAATATAAAACAAGGAAGTTAATGTTGTTAAAATTTATACAAATATGCTAAAGTCACCATTCTGATAATTAAACAGGCGAAAAGATGAGCAAAATATTAATTGGTGTTATTCTTGTGATGTCGTTTGGTGGTTATCTGTTGTGGAATCAGAATGCAGAATTAAAAGCTCTTAACTATGCATACGAAATTAGAGATAAAGAACAACAGGAAACCATAACTCAATTACAATCTGATTTCAGTGAACAAACAGAAGGTTTACTAGAAATACAAGCAAAGAGTAATGAAATACAAAAAGAAATGAATAATTACTTAGATGTATTTAGAAGGCATAGTTTGACTAAATTGGCATCAGCAAAGCCAAATCTTATTGAAACAAGAGCTAATAAAGGAACTAAGAATGTATTTAACAGCATTGAAGAAGATTCTAGGGTACTCGATAATCTTGACGATGGTTTGCAGTTGCAGTCTGTATCAAAGACTGATCCCTGAGCCTAAGCCACCTGAAGTACAAATAATAACAAAACCAGTAGAAAAAACTATTGTACAGCCTATCATGCCTAGAGAAATTGATCTCAAGGAGCCTTATTGGTTTGTTGTAAGTAAATCTAATATTGATGAATTTATAGCCAGAGTTGAAAAAGAGCAAGGGCAATTGGTATTTTTCGCAATGAGTGTGCCTGATTACGAGCTTATGGCTTATAACATGCAAGAATTAAAAAGATACATTAACGAAATGCAAGAAATAATTGTTTATTATAGAAAAGTGACTAAAGGAGAAAACGATGAAGATTAGTCAAGAAGGTATTGCCTTGATTAAAAAGTTCGAGGGGTGCAAGCTAGAAACCTATCGATGTAGCGCAGATGTACCTACAATTGGTTATGGGCATACTAGAACTGTTGAAGAAAACATGAGCATTACAAAAGATACAGCTGAAGCGTTACTTGTTGAAGATCTCGAAGAATTTGAAGGGTATGTAAATGATTTAGTGACAGTTGATCTTGATGAGAACCAATTTTCAAGTTTAGTTAGTTGGACTTTCAATTTAGGACCTAGCAACCTCAGAAGCAGTACGCTGCTCAAGTTGCTCAACAAAGAAAAATACGATGAAATACCAGCTCAAATCAAGCGTTGGAACAAAAGTGCTGGTGTCGTTTCTGATGGTTTGATCAGAAGGCGATTGGCAGAAAGTTTATTATTCCAAGGAAAAGAATGGCATGATGTGTGATATATCAATTATACTAACTCTAGGCAGTTCTCCATTACTGCTGAGGAGATGGTAGTACCATATTGTCACTATCTAGCTACCATCTCCGATTTTTATGAATGAGCTATCCTTAAAAGACTTCGATATACTTTCTCAAGCAGAAAAGGATGAAGCAATATCTCTTTTAAATAGATATGAACAACTAGAAAGCCAAAAATCTTGTCACAAAGATTTTCTATCATTCGTTAAATATATGTGGGGTGATGCTTTTATATCTGGCAGACATCACAAAATTATCTCAAAAAAATTTAACAAAATAGCTCAAGGCAAGTTAAAAAGATTAATTGTATGTTTACCACCCAGACATTCTAAATCTGAGTTTGCAAGTACATATTTACCAGCTTGGATGATGGGTTTGAATGGTGCATTAAAAATAATTCAGTGTACTCACACAGCAGAATTAGCAGTGAGATTTGGAAGAAAGGTTAGAAACTTAATAGATAGTGATGATTTTAAAACAATTTTTCCCAACCTAAGATTACAAGCAGATAACAAAAGTGCTGGTCGTTGGACTACAAACCAAGAGGGTGAATCTTTCTATGCTGGTGTAGGTGGTGCAATTACAGGTCGTGGTGCAGATCTACTAATTATTGATGATCCACATTCAGAGCAAGATGCTTTGAGTCCAAAAGCAATGGATAGTGCATATGAATGGTACACATCAGGTCCTCGTCAGCGATTACAGCCCGGTGGAACTATTATTATAGTAATGACAAGATGGAGCACTAAAGATCTTGTTGGCAGACTTTTGAAAAAACAAGGTGATGATCATGCAGATCAATGGGAAATAGTTGAGTTTCCAGCAATTATGCCAGAAAGTGATAAGCCTTTGTGGGGTGAGTTTTGGAAGAAAGAAGAATTATTGAGTGTAAAAGCATCGTTACCAGTAGCTAAATGGAATGCTCAGTGGATGCAAAATCCTACAGCTGAAGAAGGATCTATAATAAAAAGAGAGTGGTGGAAAGAGTGGCATGAAGATGCACCACCAGCTTATGAGTATGTAATACAAAGTTACGATACAGCGTTTAGTAAAAAAGAAAGTGCTGATTATTCAGCAATCACTACATGGGCGATTTTCGAGCATGAGGATGATGGACAGCCTAATATAATACTTTTAGATGCTAAAAGAGTCAGAGTTGATTTTCCTGAGTTGAAAAGGTTAGCATGGGATGAATACAAATATTGGGAACCAGATTGTATTTTGATAGAAGCAAAAGCAACAGGCACACCTTTGACACAAGAATTGAGAAGAATGGGAATTCCTGTTACTGCTTATTCACCATCAAGAGGGCAAGATAAAGTTGCCAGAATGAACAGTGTAGCTCCAATATTCGAGTCAGGAATGGTGTGGATGCCTGATGAAACTTTTGCAGATGAAGTGCGTGAAGAATGCGCTAGTTTTCCTTATGGAGACTATGATGACTATGTAGATAGCATGACGATGGCTCTTATGAGATTTAGGCAAGGTGGCTTTCTTTCTTTGAATGAAGATTACAAAGATGAAGTTAAATTGTTAAAAAAGAACAGAACAGTATATTATTAATGTAATGAAGATTTGGCTAACATCATATATACACGATGGCGAATTACATGCTGGACCAAATATTGTTGCAATAGATAGAAAAAAAGCAAAATTGATTTGCACAATGGCTGGATTAGTTTTAGTTGGTGAATTAGAAATGATAATTGATAGTGAAATGAGTCTCGATGAATTTGAAATTGATCAAGACACAGTAATACATTAGGGAAATATTATGGCAGTTGAAAGAGTTTTAGGTACTGAGAATGATCCAGACATAATCGAAACAGGCTCAGAAATCGAGGTTGTTCCAGATAAGACTAGAGAAGAAGAACTTTTAGAAGCTGCTAGTATTGTTGTTTCTGGCGATGAAATATTTACTGAAGAAGAATTAGATGAAAAAGCAGAGATGGTAGAAGAAGATTTCTACGCAAATTTAGCTGAAAACTTAGATTCTAGTTCTTTACGAACATTAGCTACAGAACTTGTAGAGTCAATACAAGGTGATTTCGATTCAAGATCTGAATGGGAAAAAACTTATACAGATGGATTACAGTATCTTGGCATGAAGTTCGATGAATCAAGATCACAGCCATTTGAGGGTTCTTCTGGTGTTATCCACCCAATTTTAGCAGAAGCAGTAACTCAATTCCAAGCTCAGGCATATAAGGAATTATTGCCAGCAAAAGGACCTGTAAAAACACAGGTAATTGGAGCTAGAACAGCAGAGACAGAAAGCCAAGCTGATCGTGTAATGGAGTTTATGAACTATTACATCATGAATGTAATGAAAGAGTATGATCCAGAACTAGACCAATTGTTATTTTTCTTACCATTAGCTGGTTCAGCATTTAAGAAAATATACTATGACTTTTCATTAAAAAGAGCTGTTTCCAAATTTATACCACCAGAAGATCTTGTAGTTCCATATGAAGCACCAGATATTTCTACAGCTGAAAGAATTACACATGTAATTAGCATGTCAAGAAACGAAATTAAAAAACAACAGCTAAGTGGTTTTTACGCTGATGTAGATATACCTGATGGTGATTACGGAGATTCAAATGATGTACAAGATGAAATTGATGATATACAAGGCATGTCACCATCTTATACAGAAGAAAGAAACAGAACAATATACGAGGTTCATACCATTCTAGATCTAGAAGGATATGAAGATATCGATGAAGAAGGTGAATCAACTGGTCTAAAATTACCATACATAGTAACCATTGATGAACAAGCGAACAAAGTCTTAGCAATCAGAAGAAATTACAATCCAGAAGATCCTGACAAAAACAAAATAAATTATTTTGTACAGTATAAATTCTTACCCGGTCTTGGTTTTTATGGTCTTGGACTTTCACACATGATAGGTGGATTGAGTAAAGCATCGACATCAATATTGAGACAGCTCATAGATGCTGGAACTTTAAGTAACTTGCCAGCTGGATTCAAAGCTAGAGGTATGAGAATTAGAGATGAAGCAGATCCACTGCAACCCGGTGAGTTTAGAGACATAGATACTACTGGCGGTTCTTTGCGTGAAAACTTAATACCACTACCTATAAAAGAACCAAGTAATGTATTGATGCAGTTATTAGGATTGCTTATTGACTCAGGAAAAAGATTTGCTGCTATTGCTGATATGAATGTTGGTGATATGAATCAAGCTATGCCTGTTGGAACTACTGTAGCATTACTTGAGCGTGGCACAAAAGTTATGAGTGCAATACATAAAAGATTGCATTACGCACAAAAACTTGAGTTTAGCCTTTTAGGTAATGTATTCGCAGACTTTTTACCACCTGTTTACAATTACGATACTGGAACTGCGCCTAGAGAAATAAAAGCTACCGATTTCGATGATAGGATTGATGTGGTTCCAGTATCAGATCCAAACATTTTTAGTCAAAGCCAGCGTATTACTTTGGCACAAGAATTATTGCAAATGGTTCAATCTAATCCACAGATACATGGACCTTTAGGTATATATGAAGCATACAAAAGAATGTATGGTGCTTTAGGTATAGATAATGTTGAGTCATTATTACAGCCACCACCAGACATGACACCAAGACCAGTTGATGCTGGCTTAGAAAATTCTGGCTTCTTGTTAGGTCAACCAGCACAGGCTTTTCCACAACAAAACCATGAAGCTCATGTACAAGCACACCAAGGATTATTTTTGACTAGCGTGGTTCAACAAAATCCACAAATACAATCTTTAATAATTAGTCATGTTATGCAACATTTACAATTTTTATCTACACAAGTAGCTCAACAACAAATGCCACCAGAGATGCAAGAAAGAATTTCTCAGTTGCAAATGCAAGCACAGCAAGTACCACCTGAGCAAGCAGAACAAATACAACAAGAGTTACAGATGATGATGGATCAGATGTCCTCACCAATTATGGCTCAACTTACTAATGATTTCTTATCTACAATACAAACAGGTGGTGACGATCCATTAGTTGCCATTAGACAACAAGAGCTTGCGCTTAAAGATAAAGAAATTGATTTAGATCAAGAAAAGTTTGTAAGCAAGCAACAACAACAGCAACAGTCTGACATGATGGATGCTCAATTATCTCAACAAAGATTAGATGTGCAAAAATCTATTGCTGACGATAAGCTACAACTTGGGTTAGACAGAATGAGACAACAAGCTGAACTTAAAATTTTAGAACTAGAGCAAAGATTTAGGAGAAATTAAATGGCTTCGTCAATACAATTAGAGATGCAAAGGCAACTCAAAGAACAAAAAAAGTTAGATAGACAAAAAGAGCAAGAAGCATGGGCAAAAGCTGAAGCAGAAGCACTTGCTGGTAAGAAAGCATCAGATGAAAGAATCGCAAAGAAAATGAAAATTATTGAATCTGGTGGTGTGGTTCCTAACCCAAAACCAAAAAAAGAAGAAGCACCTAAGAAAGCAAAAGTGGTTGAGGAAGTAAAAGCAAAGGAGCCAAAAAAAGAAGCTACTAAGAAAAAAGTAGCTAAAAAGAAAGTAGCCAAGAAAAAAGGTAGACCAGCGAAGAAAAAATAGGAGTATTCAATGGATGGGTTTGATTTAGTTAGTGACATAAGAAAAGAAATACAGATACAAGTAGACTCAATACAAAATATATTGATGACAGGTCAAGTTAAAGATATGGAGCAGTATAAATTCTTTACAGGACAACTACATCAGTTATACAATATGCAAGACTTTATTAAATCTTATAAAAAGATAGAGGATTGAGCAAAATGGGCGAAAAAGTTGAGTTGAAATCAGCTTATGTTGATGCAGATGATGTAGTTTTGGATCCAACAAAGGTAGAAGATAGTGTAATAGAAAGAATGCCACAGCCAACTGGATGGAGAATTTTATGTTTACCATACAGAAAAAGTCGAAAAACAAAAGGTGGTATTGTCCTTACCAGAGAAACAGTAGATAAAGAATCGTTAGCTACTTTAGTAGCTTATGTGGTTAAGAAAGGACCTTTATGCTACAGTGACAAAAAGAAGTATGGCGAGCATTGGTGTCAAGAAAAACAATGGATCTTGATTAGTAGGTATGCTGGTGCTAGGTTTAAATTAGAAGATGGTGCTGAAGTTCGTATAATTAATGATGATGAAGTCATTGGAACTATAAAGCACCCAGACGATATAGTGAGCATATAAATTATGAGTGAAGAACAAGTAGAGCAAAAACAAGAAGAAGAAATCGCATTCACTGTTGTAGATGATACAGCAGTGAGTCAGACCACTGCTACAGTAGATTCTGATGATGAGCTTGATAAATATACAAAAAATGTAAGCAAGCGAATCAATAATCTGAATAAGAAAACTAGACAAGCAGAAGAAAGAGCGTTGCAAGCTGAAAGATTATTAGCTCAAAAAGATGCTGAAAACCAACAACTAAAAGCAAAAACTAGCCAATTGACTAGCAATGTATTGGTTGCTGAAGAACAGTCAATACAAGCTAAAGAACAACAAGCAGATGAGTTATACAAAAAAGCAGTCTCTAGTGGCGATGCCGATTTAATGAGCAAAGCAGATACACTAAAAAGCGATTTGTCTATACAAAAAGAAAAGTTAAGAATTGCAAAGAATAGACAAGTACAAGAGCCAGAAGTTGCACAACAGACTGTTCAAGCACCACAACAACAAGTGCAACAGCAAGTACAGCCTAGTGATAGTGCGTTAGCTTGGAAAGGTAGAAACAATTGGTACAACCAACCAGAACATAAAGAAGAATCTGATTATGCTATGTACCAACATTATGTGCTTGAAAATGAAGGTTACATAGCTGATACTGATGATTATTGGAATGAGCTAGACACAAGAGTTCGTAAGGTTTTTCCTAATTTGGAAGAATCTGAGAAAACAGCCGAAAAAAATGATGCTAAACCCACTGTGCAAAGAGTTGCATCAACTTCTGTAGGAAGTAGGCAAAAAACACAAGCAAAGAAAGGCGGTGTTACATTTACTAAGTCTGAACAGGCTCGCCTAAGAGCTTTAAAGCCACACAAGATGTCTGAAGATGAGTGGTTTAAAAGAGTTGCAAAAGAGAAGCAAAAAATCTCACAACAAAGAGAGGTAAGTTAATATGTCAGGTTTAGAAGATTACGCAAGAACTGATCGTGATTCCGAGACACACGATAAAGAAGCTCGTAGAAAACCATGGGAGCCAGTAAGAAAGCTCGATACTCCACCACCACCAGAAGGATATGAGTATAGGTGGATTAGACAGTCTTTGCTTGGTACAGAAGATGCAAACAATGTATCTTATCGATTAAGAGAAGGTTGGGAATTCGTACAAGGATCTGAATTACCAGCTGGATGGTCATTACCAACAATGGGCGAAGAAAAAGGGCGATTAGCTGGCGTTGTATATAATGAAGGATTGATACTTGCTAAACTTCCTGTTGAAACTAAAGGTGAAAGAAATGCTCATTATGAGCAAAAAACTCATCTCGCAAATCAAGCGTTAGATAACACTATGTTTAATGATGCCAAAAAAGATAGTAGATACGTGAAGTACGATAGCAATAGAAAATCCAGTGTTACTTTTGGTAAAAAATAACCAAAGGTAGCTTTACATAGGAGTAAACAAATATGGCTAATAAAGATGCCAGTTTTGGTTGCAAACCAGTAAGAATGATGGGTGGTGCTCCTTATTCTGGCGGTCAAAGCCGTTACAGAATAGCCAGTGGTGCTACAACTCCAATTTTCCAAGGCGACTTAGTTACACAACTAACAGCCGGAGTATTGGGTAGACACGCTGCGAGTGGAACTGTCCCTGTCGTTGGAGTATTTAATGGTGTAAGTTACACTGATCCAACATCTGGTGAGCAAATATTTAAGAACCATTATCCGGGTAGTATTTCTGCTTCGGATATCGTTGCCAATGTGATTGATGATCCTAATGTTGTTTTTGAAATACAGTCAGACGAAGCATTTCCTGTCGCTGACTTGTTTGGAAACTTCGACATTGTTGAACAATCACCAGTAGGTAGCACTCTCTCTGGGAAAAGTAATGCAGAACTCGATACCTCAACAGGTGCGACTACTGCTGGACTGCCTCTCAAGGCAATTGATATATCTCAGGATCCCGATAACTCAGACGTTGCGTCTGCCAACACCAATGTTCTTTGTGTGATACAAAATCACATCATGGGACAGAAAGGTGCTGGTCTAGCTTAAAGGAGCTTAATTATGGCTATTTCAAGAGCCCAACTAGCTGCGGAGCTAGAACCCGGTCTTAACAGTCTTTTCGGACTGGAATATGACCAACATGGTGAGGAATATTCTGAAATATTCCAAATGGAAGACAGCGCAAAAGCGTTTGAAGAAGAAGTAATGTTAGTAGGATTTGGCGGTGCGCCAGATAAAGCTGAAGGTCAAGGAGTATCATTTGATAACGCAACTGAGTCATACACTGCGCGTTATTCACATGACACTGTAAGTTTGGCATTCGCACTTACCGAGGAAGCTATAGAAGATAACTTATACGACTCACTTGGTAAGAGATACACTAAGAGTCTCGCCCGTTCAATGAAACATTCTAAGGAAGTCAAAGCAGCATCTGTGTTGAACAACGCTTTTTCCAGTAGTTTCACTGGTGGTGATGGTGTATCACTAATCAATACTGCTCACCCATTAGCTGGTGGTGGTACTGAAGCTAACAGAGCAACAACAATGGCTGACTTGAATGAAACAAGTCTTGAAGCTAACCTAGTAGATCTAGCGACATTTACTGATGATCGTGGACTACAAATTAGTGTTATGCCTTCTAAACTTGTCATTCCACCACAATTGGTTTTTGTGGCTGACAGATTGTTGTCAAGTGATTTAAGAACAGGAACTTCAGATAACGATATCAATGCAATTAGAAACACTGGAATGATTTCTGGTGGGACTGTTGTAAATCATTATCTTAATGATCCAGATGCTTATTTCATCATAACTTCTGTAACCGACCAAGGTGATGGTCTAAAAGGCTTTCAAAGAACTGCAATGGCAACTTCAATGGAACCAGACTTCACTACTGGAAACATTAGATACAAGGCTAGAGAGCGTTATTCTTTTGGCTTTAGTGATTTTCGCGGTATCTATGGATCACAGGGTGCTTAATTGAACCAACAGTAGGGTTTATTACTCAACTACTGATAAAGGGTGCTTTCGCACCCTTTTTTTATACCTAAAATAAATATAAATTAATTGTATTAATAGTTGCAAATATTTGCACATTTGATACTATATGTATGTGGAAACAAT